AGCCACCCGTCGCCGAGCCGGGTGAGCCGCAGGCCGCGCCGGACGCGCCACCCGCCGTGACGGCCGTGCACGCCATCAGCGAGCCAGGCCGAGCCACGCCCGCGCCACCCATGCCGACCAGCGGCACCCCAGTGAAGCCGTGGCTCGTCCACGACTTGAACCCGCGACTCATCCAGGACCTCAACCTCCTCGTCGACCCGCGCACCGGCCGCCTGCCCGCGCCACTGGAGCGCGCCATCACCATTGCCGCTGCCGCCCGGCGCGCCGCCTGGCGCGGCAGCGAGTCGAGCCGGGCGCGCGACGACCGCGCCACCGCGAGCCAGGGCGGCGCGCGATGAGCGGCTCGAAGCCGGGCGCAGACGAGCTCCGGATGCGCGGCATCCTCCGCAAGCGGGGCGTCGGGTATGACGCCGGACCCCCCGCTGCCCCACCGGCATTGCCTGCCGGGTACGAGCCTGCGCCGGCCGCCGACGACTGGTGGAACGACCTCTACGACGAGGACGACCCCGGGCCCGTCGACGAGGAGGAACCTGCGGCGAAGGACAGCGCGCCGTCCAGGCCCGGCTGGTGGCAGACGCAGCCCGACTACTACCCGCGCCCCCACATGCCCGCTGTCCTCACCCGCACCCGCGACCGCGCCGACGCCGCCCTCAGCCCCAAGACACGCGCCGCCCTCTACAACGCCAGCGCGGCCGGCGCCGGTTGGATGCTCGGCCTCTACCAGCAGTGCGCGCACGCCCTCGCCGACTGCGGCCAGCAGTACAGCACCAGCGGCGCGCTCACCCTCGGCATCGGCACCTGCCTCCTCATCGCCCACATCTGGGACCGGCGGACCCGCCACTGGTGGCCCGGCATCGCATGGGTTGCCCGCATCCCGCTCGCTACCGCCCTCACTGCGCTCGCCCTGTGGGCGCCCGCATCAGCCTGACCAGGAGACCCACAGCATGTTCACGAACATCGTTGCCGCCGCCCCGGCCATCAGCGTTGAGGGCGGGAAGATCCTCGGCACGGTCGGTGCCGGGGGTATCGCGACCGCGCTCACGGTGATCCTCGTCGCCGGGATCCGTGAACCCAAGGGTGGAGGAGGGGGCGCGCCCGGCGCGGGCGGGGGCGGGAAGAAGGGCCGCATCCGGAAGCGGCTGACGTCGGATCAGGCGCAGTGGACGGGCGTCGCCGCGGGCACCTTCTACATGGTCGCCGGGTCGATCTGGACCGTCGGTCAGAACCTGTCCGACGCGTTCGCCACCGTGTTCACGGGCGGCGGTTTCGGGTCCGCAGGCATGGGCGCGGTGTCGCTGCTCCTCGCGGCGCTCATGTACTTCCGCGAGCTCGCCCCGGGGAAAGCCGCGTTCACAGGGATCCTCGCGGCGGGGGTGTGGGCGCAGGCCGGCGGTATCTGGGGTCTTCCACAGGCGCTGATCCTGACGGGTGCGCATGCGGTGGGCGCCCTCTAATGGAGATCATTAAGGACGCAGGGGAGCAGCCCACGCCCCGCCTGCACCGCAGGCTCGCCGCAGAAGTCCGGCCCATCCTCGCCGTCCGCGGCGCCGGAACTACGCTCCTCGCAGGGTCCCGCATCCTGGCACGCCGCGGCTGGACCCTGCTCGCTGAGCACGTCGAGGGGTGGGAGCGGTATGCGGCGCTCGCGTTCGGCGGGTACGTCGTCGTGTACGCCTGCGGCCACGCCCCGCACACGGCCCGGTTCGTCGTCCCCGCGGCCGTCGTCGCGTGGTGTGCCGCCGCATGGTGGGTGGCCCCGCCCGCGCCGGCCGTCGAGGAGCCCGAGGCCGCACCCGCCGCGGAGGCCCCGCAGGCCTTCACACAGTGGCTCCTCGACACGATCGGCGACCGGCCCGGCATCCACCTCCGCGAGCTGTACCCCGCGATGCGCCGGCTGCCCGGCTGCGAGAGGCACGACGACGCCCAACTTCGGGCCGCACTCCAGACCTTCGGTATCCCCGTCCACCGCAGCCTCCGTATCGGCGTCGTCGCGGGCCGCTCGGGGGTCCGCCGCGGCGATCTGGAAGCCCTCCCCTCGCCCGACAGGGAGGAGCCCACGGAGACCTATGGAGACGCAGGTCAGAGCGCCGATTCTCCACCGCTCTCCACCAGTGGAGAGGGGCACTGACATGCCGTACGAGTACCGGTGCCGCGTGTGCCGCGCGGCCAGCCCACCCGACACCAGACGCGCCGCCGAGGCGTACCGGCAGGAGCACCGCGACATCGAGCACGGCGGGCTCGTCCCGCGGGGTGAGGCGATCGTGCGGGTGCCAGGGAGCACCCCGGATCCCGACGGCCGGTACGTGAACACGGGCGGGCTGCTCGGTGGTCTGGCTCTGCTTGCGGTCGCCGAGTTCGTGGCGCGGGTGCTGGGCCGGTGACCGGTTGCCCGGACCGTCCGACTCTGCGGACGGTGCGGGGAGTTGGCCAAAGCCCGCTCCGCGTTGACGCGTCCTGCCACACTGGCAGTGCGTCGTCAGTGCCAGGCCCCGCCGCGCAACCCCCCCGTCGCGGCGGGGCCGTCCCACACCAGCACAGCGATAGGACAGACCATGAACGACAGCAAGCCCGCCGCACGCCGGGCGCACACGCCGCTCGCCGACATCGATCCGCAGGGCGCCGTCACCGTGCGCGCCACGGGCCGCGTGAAGGACATCCCGGGCCGGCGTCCGGTGAAGCCGATCACGTTCGACTCGGCGCTGTAGCCCCACGCGCGAGGCCCCGTCGGCGAGTTCGACGGGGCCTCGTCATGTCACAACACGGGCACACCGCCTCCACACGGGGCGCACCAGGGCGCATCATGCCCTCCAGCACACCGAGAGTCCTGGGGGGACGCGATGGCGAGTTACAGCGACGTGCAAAAGGCCGTGCGCGTGGAGAAGGCGCGGATCTGGTTCGCGTGGATCTGCGGCAACGTCATCATGGCGATGATCGCGAACGGGACGAAGAACATCCACATCGTCAGCGTGGTCACGCAGGTGCTGCTGGTGGTTGTATTCGTCGCGCTCACCCTCGCCCTGTTCCGGATGACGGGCGCGCTCAACCGGAAGGCGCAAGCGTCGCGGCGTGAGGTGCTCGGCGACGACTACCAGTGATGTGGTGAGGCCCCGCTCCGGGCGTCCGGGCGGGGCCTTCGTCATGCGGTGGGCGCGTGTTCGGGTAGCCCGCTGGTCTCGCACTCCATGCACCTGAAGCCAGCTGGCGGCGCGCCGTGGCAGGTCGCGCAGTCTGCGGGCGGCTGTAGCAGTTCCTCTATGCCCAGGTCGAAGACCGCTGCCAGCGCGACGAGATCGTCGACGTCGATGCGTCGTTCCCCGGTGTCGATCGCGCTCAGCCCGAGTACGGGGATCGCGCGGCCCACCTTCGCGAGGCGCTCCTCCACTTCCCTGTACGACCATCGGCGCTGCTCGCGGAGGCGTCGGATGTTGCGCCGCACGTTGTGCCCGGCGGGGCCGAGCGGGCTCCTGGCTGCCTCGCTCATACGCTCGGCTCCTTCTTTGGCCGGCCGCCCTTGCGCGCTCGGCGCTCAGCTAGCTCCTGCTCGGCGGCGGCGAGTTCGGCGAGCTCCTGCTCGTTGCCGTGGTCCTTGATGAAGGCGCGGACGTGGTCGACGAGGTCGGCGCTCCGGTCAACGCCTTCGCGTGCGGCGGCTGTTCCGTAGGCGTCCCACATGCGGCGGGGGATGCGGAAGCGGGTCACAAAGGTGTGGTCGGTGGCGTCTGTCATGCGATCCATGTTGCCACAGAGTTTCTTGCCCGAACAGCTTGTGTAGCCACACGGTTAGCGATACTGTGTGGCTACAAGGAAACGAGCAAGGGGGCAGCAATGCAGAACACCACCACCACCGAGCAGGCCCGCTGCCTCCACTGCCACCGCATCCTCACCTCGGCCCGCAGCATCGCTCTCGGCTACGGCCCCCGCTGCGCCCGCAAGATCCGTAACGCCGCCGTAGACACCACCGACTACAAGGCCCACCAGATCGCCAGCGCCCGCGAGCTCATCGAAGACGGCGCGATCATCCCCCTCCGCTCCGTCATCTTCATCGCCGTCAGCACCGACGGCACCGAGACCTACCGCACCGCCCCCACCGGCTGCACCTGCCCCGCCGGCGTCAAGGGCAGCCGCTGCTACCACCAGCTCGCCGCCCGCCTCCTGCTCGCCGCCTGAACCCGAAGGAGCCCGACATGGCCACCCAGAACGACAAGATCCGCGTCACTCTTTCCACCGACGACCTTCGCGAACTGCTCTGGGAACTCCAACTCCGCGGCATGCCGGGCCAGACCACGGGCGACGAGGCAGCGCGAGCCATCGCCGCTCTCCAGGAGGCGTTCAACAAGCGTCGCTGACCCCGTCGACCTGCCCCATCACCACCCGCGTCCAGCTCCTCGCCGACACCCTCGCCGCCTAGGAGGCCGCCATGACCTACACCCCCGCCGCCGGCGACCGCATCCTCGTCCGCCGCACCCCCGGCAACCACGCCCGGACTGGCGTCATGACCGGTCTCGTCCTCGACGTCCTCACCATCGGCGACACCTCGGGCATCCTGCACTTCAAGTGCGACCAGGGCGGCACCGTCTACCTCGCCACCAACGAGCAGATGGCCGAGATCGGGAAGACGCAGACGATCGAGCGCGCGCCCGACTCCCTCACAGCCTGACCTATCCACCCGAATCCACCGCGATCGCCCGCCCCGGCGCGAGACGATGCTCCGCAGCGACTCCGCGCCCACCGTCCACAAAGGTTGCACCCGTGCGTCTTCGGATTTCCATTCCGCTCCCCGGCCCGTTCTCCATCGGCGGATCGATCCCGCTCACGAGCCGACGCCGCCGCCGATCCAGCCCCGGCGCCCTAGCCGGCGTCTTCAAGCTGCTCGCCTACTGCCTCGTCGCTGAAGCGTGGCTGGCCTGGTGGTGCGTCAAGCCGTTCTACTTGCTCGGCGTTCTCGCCCACCGCAAGGTCACCGGGCGGAACACGCCTATCTGGCGGTCCCGCAACGGCTGGTGGTAGGCCGCCCCGCGCTCCAGCCCGTCCCCATGCACGCCGAAGGCCCGCCCCCTGGACGCCCAGTCAGGGAGCGGGCCCTCTCGCGTGCGCACGCTGCCACCCAGTTGCACACCCTCGTTACCATCAAACCACGACAACCGGTAACAGGAACACGGAGGCGGGCAATGGCCAACCCCAACCAAGACGCCCGCAGCGGCGGCAAATACGTCCGCACCCCCGAAACCGCCGAACGCGACGCACGCGCAGCCGCCCTCCGCGCCGAAGGCCGAACCCTGCAACAGATCGCCGACGAACTCGGCTTCGCCGCCAAGTCGTCCGCCAGGGCCGCAATCCGCCGGGCCCTCCGCGAGATCGTCCGCGGCCCTGCCGAGCAACTCATTGCCATGGAAGCCGAGCGCCTCGACACCCTGTACGAGGAAGCCCTCGAAGTCCTCCAGCGCACCCACGCCACCGTGTCCCACGGCAAGGTCATCAAGGACGACGACGGGAACCCGCTCCTCGACGACGGGCCCAAGCTCGCCGCGATCGACCGGCTCGTGAAGGTCCGCGAGTCCTACCGCAAGCTCCTCGGCCTGGATGCTGAACAGAAGGTCAACGTCAGCGGCAGTGTCCGGTACGAGGTCGTCGGCGTCGACGACGCGGACCTCACGTGATCGGGCCCGAGCCGTCCCCCGAGGACATCGCTACATGGCTCCGTGACCCGTGCAACCGGGACGCTGTCGCGGACGTTCTGCGCCGTGAGGCCCGCTGCGGCGCGCCGTGGCTGCGGGAGTTCATCGAGCGCGAGAACCGCGCCCGCCGCCAGGGCTTCGTATGACGACCGCGCTCGATCAGGACGCGATCGTCCGGTACGAGCCGCGCGGCGCCGCCCGCGAGTTGTTCAAGACGCGGAACTCCGAGGTCGTCCTCGCGGGCCCGGCCGGCACCGGCAAGTCGCTGGCCGCGCTGTTCCGCGTCCACCTGGCCGCGCTCCACAACCCCGGCATCCGCTGCCTGATCGCCCGCAAGACCGGTGTGTCGCTCACGTCTACGACGCTGGTGACGTACGAGAAGAAGGTTGCTGCGGACGCGCTCACGCGAGGCATCGTGACGTGGTTCGGTGGCTCGGCCCGTGAGGCAGCCTGCTACCGGTACTCGAACGGGTCCGTGATCGTGGTCGGTGGCCTCGACAAGCCGGAAAAGATC